CTCCGAATGATCCTCCCATGCTTATCAATACGGACATGGAAGAGATCGATGTTCAAGTTGGTAACGGCTCAAAGGTTAACGTCCAGTGGAGATCTAGTGGTGCTTATGGGCCATCGAAGCAGTACAAGAGGGCTGTCCTGGAAGTAGTACAAGTGGTTGACTTGGTGGAGTACGCTCCTCAAGGCTCAGTTAAATTGGCATTTGAATAAGGAGAAGATATGACTGAAGAAGTTTCAAAACCCTCAATGGTATATCGTAATGAGGAGAAGGATTACGATGTATCGAAGCTCAATGCTGAAGGACAACAGGCATTTATGATGCTTGCCAACCTTCAGAACGGTGAACTAAGGGAGGCTGAGATGCGTATGGCAACATTACGCGCAGCACAGGCACAGTTTAATACTGTTATCAAAGCCAACCTTTCGGACGAGGCACTACTAGAGGAAGATGAACAAGCGGAGAATTAGCCTATGCCTTTTGTGGAAACACATAAAGACTGCCCAGAATGCGGCCACAAAGAATGCCTTGGGGTTAACGAAGATGGGAGTGCCAAATGTTTTTCATGCGGTGCTTACATCAGGGCCTACACTGAAGGAAGTGTGGAGTCTCCAAGGCTTGTTAAGGATGATACAACAATCAAAGAGGGGGAGTTTAATCCACTAACTGACAGAGGTATCTCACTAGACACAGCTAAAAAATATGGCGTGAGATCAGTGAAGAATGCCAAAGGCGAAATCACTCGTCACTTCTATCCCTACTACAATGGTTCAGAGGAGGTAGCCTATAAGACAAGAGTAGTAGACACGAAAGGGTTCTTGAGTAATGGCCCTATTACTGAGTGTGGACTGTTCGGACAGCAGATAGTCAGTGATAAGGGATCTAAATACATAACATTAGTTGAAGGAGAATGTGATGCTATGGCCGCTTATGAACTGCTTGGTTCTAAGTGGCCCGTAGTTTCTATAAGGAGCGGAGCTCAAGGTGCAGAGCGTGATGTTAAATCACAGATAGAATTTCTTGAGAAGTTTGACAACATTCACATAGCCTTTGATGCTGACAAACCAGGACAAGAAGCTGCGAAGAAGGTAGCCAGACTGTTGAAGCCTAACAAAGCTAAGATAGTTGTCATGCCTGAAGGGTTCAAAGATGCTAATGACATGCTCAAGAAGAACCAACATGGGGCCTTTGTTAATGCATGGTGGAACGCTAAGACTTATACTCCTAGCGGTGTCCTCAACGTGTCAGAAAACAAAGACAAGTTTCATAACAGAGTTAAGAAGAAGTCTATACCATATCCTTGGGAAGGCTTAAACACAAAGCTAGAAGGTATGCGACAAGGTGAGTTGATCACTCTTGCAGGTGGAACAGGTTTGGGTAAGACAAGTGTCACACGCGAACTTGAACACTGGCTGATAAAGAATACCCAAGATAACGTAGGCATCGTAGCCCTTGAAGAAGATTGGACTAGGACTGTTGACGG